AACGAAAGAACCCTAATACCATTACAGATGCTGATTACTACCTGCGTGACAAAGCACAGGAAGCAAAGATGGGTTATCCCAACAGCATCGATATGACCCCACCTGTAGAAGCACCTAAAAAAGCAACTTCAAAGGGTGAGTAATGGAACCAGCAGTTAATGTAGAAAATACGGGGGAAGCTCAGGTTGCTGGGCAACCCCAACTATCCGAACGAGAGCGGGTAGAACAAGAAGCTGTCGCTCGTTTCCGTGAGTCACAAAAGACTCAGGAAGAAAAGGCTTCTGGCGTACCTGACGGGTACAACGAAGATGGCACTAAGCAAGAGGAGCTTCTCGGCGGTAAGTTTAAGTCTCAAGAGGATTTGCTAAAAGCATATCAGGAACTTGAAAAAAAACTAAGCCAGCCGAAAGATGAACCTGCCGAGACACCAGCTAAAGACGAAAAGGTCGAAGACGCTCCAAAGGAGCCACAAGACACAGTTGACTTTAGTGTGGCTAAATACGAACAAGAGTTTGTAAAGAATGGCAGTCTTTCAGACGAATCTTATGCCGACCTTGAGAAAAAGGGATTTACTAAAAATCAAGTAGATCAATACATCCAAGGTCAAAAAGCTTATGCCGATGGAGTGCGTAACGAGATTTACACATCTGTCGGAGGTCAGCAGGAGTATGTTGATATTATTACGTGGGCATCAGAAAATATGCCACCAGCTACTATCAAAGAATACAACGAAGCTGTTGACTCAGTAAACAAAGACAAGGTTCTCGCACAACTTGAGTACATGAAGTTCAAACGAGATCAAGCACAACCTCGAGAAGCAAGGCGGTTAGAGGGCAACGCTCCAGCGAGCGGTTTGCAACCCTACTCCGATAAGAACGAGTGGCAAAAGGCTATGACCGATCGTTTGTACGGCAAGGACGCTAAGTATACCAATATGGTAGACCAGCGATATCTTGCATCTCGTAAGCGGGGAATCTTGTAATTAATTGGGGGTATTGGCGTTTCGTCTCCTTTAGCCTTTATCCCCATTCAATCCAAAAAGGAGTCATTTAGTAACCCTGATGCTTGTATTAATAAGTATTCTGTAAGCCCTTAGTAGACGATGCGTTCGGAAACAACGGACAACTTAAAGAAGAAAATAAAGACAGCGAAGATTACAAAATACAATCTTAATCAAACATTTGAGGTAAATTTAAAATGGCTTTAACAGTAAATAACATCGGTAACAACAGCTCCACTCCCCGTGGCGTACCTACCGAAATGGCAAACGCTTTGGAAATCTACTACGGCTCAGTGCTCACCGCATTTGACCGTAAGCAGTTGTTCCTCGATTTGGTGATGACCAAGTCAATCGACAGCGGTTCTTCAATCTCTGTTCCTGTGATTGGTCAGTCTTCTGACTCACAGACCCAAACTCACGTACCTGGTACTGAGTTGACAATGGCAACCATCCCAGTTAAAGAGCGTATCATTAACATTGATGCACTCGAGTACTTTGCTCTGGCTGTTGACAAATTCGAAGAGAAAGTTCTTCACTTTGAAACCCGTGGCGAACTGGCTAAACAAGCTGGTGAAGCTCTGGCTGTTAAGATCGACAAGGCTGTTGCAGCTATGTTGATTACCGCATCACAAACTTCTGGCACTATCGGTGGCTCTGCTGTGCAGGCTGACGGTACCGAAGTTAACAACGATGTGATCGACAGCGGCGCTACTCCTAAAGCTAAAGGCGATGCTTTGATCGAAGCAGTCTTTGAAGCTGTAGCAGCTATGGAAGAGAAAGACGTTTCTGGTGAGAAGTACTTGGTGGTAACGCCAAAGGTATTCTCTTACTTGGCTCAGTCTGACGCTGTCAACAAGGACATTACGTCTGGCGACAATGGTGGTATCAACAAAGGTACCGTCATGGAAGTTGCTGGCATCCGCATTTACAAGTCTAACTACTTGCCTGTGGATACCGCTGTTAACGTTGGTGGCACCAACAAGAAGTTGAAGGCTTTGGTCTTTACTTCTGAAGCAGTTGCAGTTGCTAAATTGATGGACGTTACTTCTGAAGTTAACTACATCCCTGAGCAATTGGCGACCCTGATGACCACATACTACTCATACGGTATGGGCGTCTTGAAGCCTGCTTGCTCTTGCGTTATCACTGGTGGTACCGTAGTTTAAGCTAGATAGGAACCCCCTCGAGAAATCTTGGGGGTTTCTTGTCTATATACTTGTAGTCATTAAGGCTGGAGTGTCTACAACTATATTGACAAGGAATCAAACAATGACAGAAATTGATGCTATTAACAGGATGCTCCGCTATATTGGCGAGCTACCTATCCCATCAGGCGTAACAATCGACAGCCTGCCAGAGGGTCACGAAGCTCGACAAGCTCGTACAATTCTCTCTGAAACTTTACGAGAAGAACAAGAAAATAAATGGTGGTTTAACACCTTTAATATTTCGTATGTACCCGATACAGATGGGTATATTACACTTCCCCCTAACGTAATTGCTTTTGAAAACAATGAGTACTTTATGGAGGGTGGAAACCTTTACAACCGCGCAGAGATGACGGGTATCTTTACAGACCCAGTCGAGTTGATTGTGCGTCTTGAAATTACTTTTGACAACATTCCAGATGTCTTTCGTACCTTTGTGGTGCTGACTGCATCCAAGCATCTCCACGTTTACCTGAATGGTGACGAAACAACTCAGCGAGAGCTTGAAAGCAAAATTAACTTGCAGCGTATCAAAGTTGAACGCGAGCATTTGAAACAATCTAAATTTAACCTAGTTAGAGGCAACCGTTTAATCGATAGGGCTACAAACCCTACCCCATTAATCTAAGGAGGATTAAATGCCTAAAATTAACAAAGTATATCCTCCGTTCTTTAATGGCGTATCTCAACAGAATCCTGAATTAGTCCTTGATAATCAATGTCGAGAAATGATTAACTGCGTACCAGATTTGGTAGCAGGGCTTACAAAGCGCCCACCAGTTAAATTTCAAACATCCAAAGATTACGCCACTTACCCCGAAATGGAGCTTGCTAAAGTATTCCATACTTATGATCGGGGCGAGGACGATGAAGAGTATATCTTTTTAGAAACCTTTGATGCGGCTGACCCAATCCAAGTGTACCATAAGAGCGGTACTAAGATGACGGTTGTTTACAACTCAGCGGCGGTTAAAACTTATTTGTCATCTGGCAACCTTAAAGGGTTGACCGTACAAGACCGTACATGGCTTTTTGCACGTAATGCTACTGTAGGTCTTGACTACTCAGTTACAACGCCTCTACAGGCTTCCTATGACCGTACAGCCTACTTCTGGATTAAGCGAGGAAGTGGCGATCGATTCAACCCTTTCAACTATGCAGTTTATTTAAATGGTGTAACTTATGCGTGTAACCCTGACAAACCTGCTATTGGAGGAACAACGGCACAAGACCCTCCTACAGGATTTGAAGATTCTGACTACGCAGCCAATTATATGGTTGGGCTTATCAACGGAGTTAATGGTTTCTCTTGTAGCCGTGTGGGTTCTATCCTAAAGATTTGGCGAGCTGACGGTTCTGATTTTACATTCAGTTCGTGGGATTCTTGGGGTAACCAAGCCTCTGAGGGCTGGAAAGGCTCAGTAAACAAGATTACAGACTTGCCCAAAGACATGGGCTTTTCAGATGTATTTGTTAAAATTGTAGGCGAAGAGGGTAATAATTTTACCGATTACTATGTAAAGTGGAACGGTTCTTCTTGGGAAGAATGTCTTGACCCTGCGGCAGATCGTGGTCAGCTAACAAATATGCCAATTAAATGTGACCGTACAGCCCTTGTAGGCGGTATTGCTACATTTACTTTGGATTTAATTGATTGGTCACTGCCTCGTGTTGGTAATGAGGACAACAATCCCGACCCATCTTTTGTAAATCGGACAGTTCACGATTTGTTCTTCTACAAAAACCGTTTAGGTATTGCGTCAGAAGACAGTGTGACTTTGTCAGAAGCTGCAAACTATACAAACTTTTACTCTACAACGGCTATT